ATCTACCAGATCGGGATGCCCGGTCTTTGGTCAAAGTTTGTGGACATGAGAGAAGTTGTCCGAAAAGAGCGCGAAAAAGTCGAGCGTGAACAAAAAAAGCCATCGAGCTTGCCGCTCTCAAAAGGCGTCAGTTCATTAATAAATGGGAACTCCGAGCCTCGATCATGGCAGGAATCCTTGCTCTTTTCCTCACGTTTGCCGCGCTTATGTATGCCATACACATAGACTATCAAAGTTCAAAGGAGCATAAGAATGGATTGGCTTAAATCAATTGCACCCACAATAGCCACAGCGATGGGCGGCCCTCTTGCGGGCATGGCTGTCGAAGCTATATCCAAAGCTATTGGGGTTGACCCTAGTGAAGTACAGAACACGATTAACTCTGGCAAGATGACTGCCGACCAGATTGCGTCCATCCAAACCGCAGAGATTGCCTTGAAAGCTCGGGCGCAAGAGATGGGTCTTGACTTTGAGAAGTTGGCAGTAGCAGACCGTGCAAGCGCCCGTCAGATGCAGATGACCACAGGTAGTTTTATTCCCCCTGCATTGTCCATTATGATTGTATTGGCTTGGGCGTCGGTGCAGTTCTTCCTCTTGACGCACGTCATTGAGCCAACTATGCGTGAACTGATTGCCCGTGTTTTGGGTACTTTAGATGGTGCTTTAATGCTAGTACTATCGTTCTACTTTGGATCATCTAGTGGTTCACAAGCCAAGGACACAATGCTCCACAACTCGACACCGACATCATGACTTTACTAACCAAACACTTCACATTGGAAGAGCTTACAATTACGGATCACAGGGAGTTTAATAATGAACCTAATGAATCTGAAAAAGCAAATCTTGTCCGTCTTGCAATCTTCTTGGAGCAAGTCAAAGAGCTATTGGGTGGCAAGCCGATCATGGTTAACTCAGCGTTTCGGTCAAAAGCCGTGAATGATGCGGTTGGAAGCAAAGATTCTAGCCAACATAGGGTAGGGTGCGCATCCGATCTTCGCGTCCCCACAATGACTCCTGATGAGGTTGTGAAAGCAATCATGGCAAGTGATCTTCAGTTTGATCAAGTCATCCGAGAGTTTGACCGTTGGACGCACATCTCTGTACCAAATTCGCCCAATTTAGCCCCAAGACGACAGGCACTCATTATTGATAAAAATGGTACTCGGCCATACGCCTAAGCCCTTGTTGTTTTAGGTGGTTAGTGGGAAAATAGAGCAAATAATGGGGAAAAAATGACGACCACTGTTATAACCACACCGTCGGATCCAAACTCGTGGGTATTGACCTATGATAATTTGATTGCCATCGTTCCTCAGTATTTGGAGCGTTCTGATTCTGCGACCATCAATGCCATCCCTGCATTCATTACCCTTGCTGAATTTGAGATAGCTCAACAGATCAAAACATTGGGTCAGCTTCAAATCGTTGAAGCAACAATGACTTCTGGCAACCCAGTCCTTCAAAAGCCTTCTAGATGGCGTAAAACCGTATCTATGAACTACACAGACAGTAGTGGTAACCGTACCCCTATTCTGTTGAGAAAATACGAGTATTTGACCAATTATTGGCCAATCAATACGCAAACAGCACCGCCTTCGTTCTATTCGGACACAAGTTGGGATTTTTGGTATTTGGCTCCAACTCCAGACCAATCATACAATTTTGAGGTTTTATACTATGAACGCATTCAACCATTGAGTTCAACCAATCAAACCAATTGGCTGACTCAGAATGCACCCAATGCAATGTTGTTTGGTACTCTTTTACAAGCCATGCCTTTCCTTAAAAATGACCAACGTCAGATATTTGAGCAAAAATATCAAGAGGCAATCCAAGCTTTGAAAGCTGAAGATATTGCTCGCGTTGGAGATCGTCAATCCGTAGCCGTGGACAGTTAATATGACCTACTATGTAAATCCCTATACAGGTTCCACGATCAGCCCATCTCAGGTTGGTTACGAGAGCCTGACAATCAGCGCAAACACCACCTTACAGTGGCCAATTAATGGAAACAATTCCACTGTTGTGGCCAACATCATTGAGGTGACGGCTACCACGACTAATTTGAGATTGATCTTGCCTGCAGCGACTCAAGTCTCCACAGGCCAATCATTCTTAATTAAGAACGTTGGCAACACAAATACATTCATAGTATATAAATCTGATGGAACTACGAGCATCATCTCGATTTCATCGGGTATTTCGTACTACATTTACTTGACGGATAACACCACGACAAATGGTACATGGGCAACAATTCAGTTTGGAGCGAGTACATCTGTAGCCAATGCTTCTAGTTTGTCTGGGTATGGGCTGACTGCTACGGGCACCACGTTAAATACAACTACAACGCCTGTTAACTATTACAGCACACAGACGCTACCAAATTCGGTTCAGTCTCAACTGACAACGTGGGCGAGTGGGGCGGGCACACTGACCCTTCCAATCTCAACCTCTTCGGGCGTGAGTTGGTACACCATCCTCAAAAATAATGGCACAGGAATTTTGACTATTGCAACGCAAGGATCAGATCTAATTGATGGTGTAAATAGCACCATGCAATTACAAATTGGGGAATCATTGTATTTGGCCTCCAATGGATCAACGGGTTATACATCTTGGGGTTATGGGCAGAGTTCGGCTTTCTTCTTCACCCAAGAGCAAATATCGGTCACTGGTGCAAGTGCAACCATTACTTTAACAAGTACTCAAGCATCTTACACATTGCAAAATTACACGGGTACGTTGAGTCAAAATACAAATGTTGTTTTGCCTCCAACCGTTCAGTTTTATATTGTTACCAATAGCACGAGTGGTGCTTTCACCCTTACATTTAAAATATCTGGCTCTGGTTCAACTGTTACTGTACCTACGGGCACTACCGTAGGATTGGTGACTGACGGTACAAACGTTACTGCTATCTCAACAATTACCAATAGTAGCAATAACATTACTTTACAGACAGGTTCGGCAACCAATCCGTCGCTTAATTTTACAAGCAACTTAACCACTGGTTTATATTTGCCAAGCTCAAACACGGTTGGAATTACTTCCAATGGTGTGCAAGCAATGACCATCGGGCCTAATGGCTTGTACGTTGCCAATGGTATCAGTGGGGGTACATTTTGACGGCTAAGGTAATAAATCTCACGGTAGCGCCTGGCATCCAACGGGACGGTACCATGTTTGCGTCCGCCTCATATGTTGATGGCGAATGGGTGCGTTTCCAACGTGGATTACCTAGAAAGATTGGCGGATATACAGGAGCGTTCTTGAACTCCTTTGGTATATCAAGAGGGCTCATCATGAGCGCCTCAAATGGGTTGAACTACATCGTCTCTGGCTATAGCGCTGGCGTACAACAATGGGTGACCAACAACGTCACGGCCATAGGAACTGGCCCAACCTCATTCTCAATGAGTTCGTCATTTATTCCAAATGCGTACAACCTTTGGCAATTTGACATTGGATACGACTCAACTGGTGGGGGAAATCTACAGTTGATTGCGCACCCAGGACAGAACCTACAATACATTACAAACACAACTAATACACGCCCTTTGTACGGCCCGTTTACTGGCACATCCTTAGCCCCTGTGGGAGTGTTTACGGCAACTGGTACATTGACATCAGGTTCTAAATTGGTGACGTTTGCGACCACCATAGTGGCCATTGGCGCAGGGGTGTCGGTCACGGGAACTGGCATACCATCAAGCACAACAGTTGTCTCCTCTAGCCTCCAAGGTTACGGGCCTGTTGGCACAGTAAGCATCAACACACAAGGAACAGGTTACACATCAGGAACATTTACTGGTGTGTCCATTGTGGGTGGTAAGAGTGGTTCAAGTGCTCAAGCAACAGTGGTTGTGACCTCTGGTGCGATAACTTCAGTCACTGTTACTTTGGGTGGATCCAATTACATATTCCAAGACACATTCACTTTGAGTGGNGGTGGGATAGGCTCTGGAACTGGATTCCAAGGAACAATTACGGCATTGGCGTCGATNACATCAAATCTTTGGACGGCTGTTTTGAGCAACTCTGCAACCTCAAGCGGAGCGCAGACACTGACATTTGACAACAATATCTCCGTTTCAGGTGGTGTTGTGATGTTGTTCCCATATCTATTTGTGTATGGGAATAATGGGTTGATACAGAATTGCTCGGCAGGGGACTTTAACAATTGGACATCTTCTGACGCCAACGCCAACAACGTATCCTCCACAAAGATCGTGAAGGGTCTACCTCTAAGGGGTGGTACAACGTCACCATCAGGCTTATTCTGGTCTTTGGACTCAGTAATCCGTGTGTCCTATACACCGACTACAGTGACATCAGGAACGACCTCCTCTACGTTCTATTGGCGTTATGACTTGATCACTCAACAGAGTTCAATCATGTCATCGCAATCCGTGATTGAGTATGATGGAATTTTTTATTGGGCAGGCATTGATCGGTTCTTGATGTACAACGGTGTTGTTTCTGAAATTCCCAACACAATGAACTTGAATTACTTTTTTGACAATGTGAACTATTCTCAGCGTCAAAAGGTATGGTGTACAAAAGTTCCACGGTACAACGAGGTATGGTGGTTCTATCCAAAGGGAACTGCTACAGAATGTACGGACGCAATAATCTATAACGTCAAAGACAAGACTTGGTACGACTCAGGTCAGGCGCCAGGCGCCAATCGCTCATCGGGGTGGTTCACCGAAGTATTCCCCAAGCCTATTTGGGGTGGCGTAGCACAAGACACAACACTATCAATTCTTGGATCAGTCTCTGGTACTACGTTGACGGTTACGGCAATTAACTTTGGTGTTGTCACTGTGGGTCAAATATTGTCAGGTACCAATGTTCCAGATCAGATGGTGATAACGGCATTGGGAACAGGTGTAGGTGGTACAGGTGATTACACTGTGTACAACCCAACAAGTACTTCTGTTGCATCGACGACCATGACGGCCAAGTCAAGCGTGATTTGGCAACATGAAACAGGTACAAACCAAGTGTATTTGACCAACAATGATGCCATCTATTCGGCATTTGAGACGTGTGTTTTGGGAAGTTTAAATGGGTTAGTTGGCTCGACACAAGGGCCAAGCGAGAACAATTGGACACGTTGCGAGCGCATTGAGCCTGACTTTGTGCAAACTGGCGACATGGATGTGATCGTGACGGGTAAGGGTTATGCAGATGACATTGACAATCCATCAAGCCCATATAACTTCACGTCTTCCACACTCAAGATTGACATGCGCGAACAGCGTCGTGAGATGAGATTGAGGTTTGAGTCAAACACCTTTAACGGTGACTACCAAATGGGTAGAATCGTCCTCAGCGTTGAAATCGGTGATGTGCGTGGAACGGGTAACCCATGATAGTTTACGATCCGCGTGGGATGACATGGGATCAATGGTGCGCATTGAATGCGGAGTTATTTGCGCCTCAACAGTTAGGTACATTGCCTGAAGAGAGGTGGAGGGAATGGGGTAATGCGGTCGCAAACATTGGATACTTCATGGCCTCTGGTGTTGCAGACACAAGAAGCTTTGAAACATGGGAAGATTGGGCAAAACACATGTGTGGAACAATGACAATTATTAGTTCAACTAACGTGAATGCGGTGGCGTAATGGCGGATGAAACAAATCTAGTTAATAGTTGGTTTACAGCAAATCCAAATGCCACGCAAGCGGATGCGGCCAAGGCTGTCCAATCCATTGGAGGGCTAACACCTGACTTGGCTTCAGCATTGGCAACTCATTATGGAACGAGTGCTGATGTTGTTAACAATGCATACACACAATTAACGGCTCCAACACCCACACCTACTCCTACTCCTACTCCAACACCAAGTCCTACACCAAGCGCGTCCTCGCCATTGCAGTACGATGCATTCACGACGGCAAACCCTGGCGGTGTTGGCACAAGTTATGGGCAAGCTCCAATAACTTTAATTCAATCTGTTCAAAAATCAAACCCCGATCTAGTTAGTTCTCTAGCCAATGGAACTGCGCAATACAATTCAAACCCTGATGGTAGTGATTATTTAATTGATACAACAACAGGACAAAGAATTGGTGGTGATTACACTATCACCACTACACCAGACAATAAAACAGTCATCAATATACCCACCAACAATGGGGCTATGATTCAGGCGGTCACGTCTAACCAAGCAGATTCCAACGGAATGTTGGCACCTGTGACTGAAAATAATGTGTTCAATGTTGGATTGAATAGAGGCGCTGGAGGGTTTGCAGGTGGACTGAGCGACCCAATTAATGCATTCTCTGTGCCATTGGCAATGAATCCAGTTACAGCGCCATTCTTGGCTGCTTACAACGTTGGGAATGATATTTCAAATGGTCGCATCAATACCAATACATTTTTAAATGCTTTGAACGCCTATACAGGATTTGGTGGGCCAACAGGCGGTGTTGATCCAAAATTATTGAATAATGTTAAAAGTGGATTAGGCGTTGTAAATGCTGTAACAAGTAAAAATCCATTGGGCTTGGCCAATTCTGTTTTAAACTTAGCAAGTAACAATGGCGTTGGTGTTGATCCAAATATACAAACTGCGCTTAATGCTACTGCTTTAGCTAAAAATATTGCGTCTAATAATATTCCGGGAATCATCAATTCTGCTTTAGCAACTAATACGTCTGCAAACACTGCGTCTGAAATATCTGCAAACGATCAATTATTAGATTCCAAATTATCTTCAAATTCACCATTGGCATCAACTGGAAACGAATACGATATATTCAATCATGACCCAAATATGGTCAATGCTAGTTTGAGCCTTGCAAAACCGCCAGGAGCACAAGATACTCAATCCATGAGTATGTATGATCAATTTAATAAAGCCCTAACTTTATCTGGCGCACCAAACAATGCAATCATGAGTGATCTTACACCTCGTTTGCATGACACTGGTGAAGTAGATTCAAATGGTGATCCAATCTATGATAAAACCGTAGAACTTAGCATAAGTATTCCAAGTGAAAATGGGTCACCCTCTGGATATAAAATTGTTTATGATCCACAGACAAAATCAGTTACATATGAATATTTCACACCATTTGATGAGTCTACAAGACGTGGCGGTACAATCACCTCTAGTAAAAATCCCCCTGTTTACGATCCAGAAACAAACAAATTTTTACCACCTACAAAAGAACCAATTGCAGATAATACTTCACAACAAACACTTCCTACAGACAATACAGAAAAAGTTGATTCTCCATTAGTAAATTCAGGCATTACAACTGATGAAACTGCTGATGTTAATTCCAAAGTTACATCACCTCTTGCTAAAAATACTGATGTATCAAATGATGTAATTTCTGATGTTAGCCCTTTGGCTACAAACATTGGAATAAATGGAGCAGAAAATGTTCCCAGTAAATTGCCATCAACTTTAGGACAAGATGGAACTAAAGATGGTAAAACAGGTTCAGGCGGTGGAGACACAAGTCCACTTGGAGTTGTTGCCAATACAAACCATAACATAAACAATTTTGGAGTTACTCCTACACCGACATTCACTGATGTTACAAACTTAGATGGTACTGCACCAAATAAAATACTTGGAAATGTAACGCCACTTCGTGTTACTCCAAAAATTACACCCACGCCTACACCTACACCCACTCCTACTCCAACACCAAGCCCCACACCGAGTCCTACGCCTAGCCCCACACCGAGTCCTACGCCCACACCTTCACAATCATTGGGGTTAACTTCTGGAGCACCAACAAACTCCGCACTTGCAATGGTTGCGACCATGTTGGCGGGCGCACCTGTGTATGGCCAACAAGCACACCTGAAAAAATTACAACAACTTTACGATAGCCTTGACCCTGGGCTTGCCAAGATATTGGCCAATGAAGGAATCAAGGCTCCTCAAGAACCCAAACAACAAGAACAGTCAGATCAACTAAGTGCTGATCAATTGGCTGAATTGGATAAAAACATTAAGACAGATCAACCATCAATTGCACAATCATTTTTATTGGCAGATGGCGGAACAGTTGAAGAATTGTTGAAAAACACGCAATATCGGAATATTGCGCCTTCAACTGAGCCAATGCTGAAGGCAGCCCCAATTGTTCAGCAAGAATCAAGACTAAGTCCACTCAAACACCTCAAGCAAGGCATCATGAGAGGGGCACAGCCCACTTCTTTGCTTGCCCATGGGGGTGTACCCCATAAGTACAGAGAAGCGTCTCCAAAAGGACATAATCCAGAATTCATCACTGGATTGACTGGGTACTATGCTTCAGGGCGTGGGACTGGCCAAAGTGATGATATCCCTGCGATGCTCCACGACGGTGACTACGTCATGGATGCGGATACTGTGGCATCATTTGGGGATGGTTCAAGTAAAGCGGGCGCCCAAGTCATGGACAAGTTCCACCACATGGTTCCTCACAACATGTCTGAGGGTGGGAGCCCTGTGCCCGCCAAGATCGCAGATGGGGAGTATGTGTTCCCAGAGAGTTTTGTGACCGCCCTTGGGGGTGGAGACAACAAATTGGGGTCAAAACTACTAGATACCATGAGAGAAGAGTTAAGAGCACACAAAAGAAGTGCTCCTGATACTAAAATACCACCAAAGGCAAAATCACCTCTTGACTACCTCAAGATGGCGAAAGGATAAAAATGGCAAATTTACTTCAGTCATCACAAACACAAGCAACGACAGCACCAGATTACTACACGAATTATCTGAGTAATATCGCTACGCAAGGCGCGGCGGCCGTGGATCCAAAAACAGGCGCACAGTTTGTTGGCCCAACTGATCTACAAAATTTAGCATTTAACAATGTTGAAAAAGCAGCCACTGGGTATCAACCTGAACTGATTAATGCTGAAAACACATTAAACTCAGTAGGTACTTCCGCGTCGCCATTGGCATCGGCTAATCCGTACTTGACTTCTGCGAGCGCGAGCCCCGCAATGCAAGCCTCGCAGTACATGGATCCTTTTACCAATTCCGTTGCCAACCAATTGAGCAACATCGGTCAAAGGAACATTCAACAGAACTTAGCTCCTAGTGCTACGGCCTCGGCAGTGGGCACGGGTCAGTATGGTTCACAACGTGGTGCCCAAGTGTTGGGTCAAACTACGGCCAATGCTGAGAATGATTTAAACACTCAAATTGGACAATTGCTTAACAGTGGGTACAACACAGCGTTGACGACTGCGGAGCAACAGAATCAACTTCAAGGTCAGTTGGGGAGCACCGCGGCGAACGCCTCCTCCCAAGGCCAACAGAACCTCACCAATCTTGGTGCTCAACAGTCTGCACTTTCAGCCCAAAACCAAGCCCTTGGTTTGGGTGCTATCAATGCTGTATCTACTTTGGGCGGACAACAACAAACGATTAAACAAAATCAACAGTTGTTTCCATTGACAAACTTGTCCACACTTTCAGGACTCTTGCGCGGATACAACGTACCCACAACAACATCAACTACGGCACAAGGCTCACCATTGTCAGCATTGTCAACGCTTGGCGCATTGTCACAAACACCTGCTGCGTCTGGACTTGTGAATGCGGCAAAAGATATTTTCAAAGGATTAACAAGTAACTCTGTTAATACAGGAACAACAGGGGATCCAATGGGTGGTGGTGGTACCAGTACAGGTACTATGGATTATTCTGGAGGCGTACAAGGAACGCCATATTCAGTTGAGTATGATTCTTCAGGAAATCCAATTGGAACATATGATGGAAGCGGTAATTTCCTATCTCTATCTGGATCAACATCATAAATATAAGGAATAAATCATGCAAGATAAAACGCCTTTAATGTACGATGTTCAGACAACTGATCAATCAAAAATTAATCCTGCTGGGTTCGAAGATCCTCGTATAGCAAAATCATATGAGAGTGTTAATACTACTAAAGAAGATTTAATAAAAGCTCTTGAAGAGCGTTATGCACAACCCAATTGGTACAAGGTGGCAGCAGGCTTTGCCAAGCCACAACTTGGTGGATTCATGGCATCTCTTGGAAGCGCTTCAGAAGCCATGGGGGAAAATTTTGAGCAACAACGCGCTATTCAGCCAACCATTGCTAATATGAGATCACAGTTGGCTCAACAAAATTTAGCTTTAACTCAAAGTAAAGTTGCTGATGAAATACTTCAAAAAGAAGGTGTGACACCACAATCAACTGCAAAAATTGTAAGGTTGGCTCCTGAATCACCACAAGCAAAAGCACTTTTGCAATCAACACAAGTTGCTAATACACAAGCAGGAACAAGATCCACAGAATTAAGTACTGAAGTTAAAGCAGTTGAGGCTTCTGGAAAAGATCCACGGATGAATGCCTTGACCACTATTTTTGCTCCTGATGTAAAGCCCGAGGAGCGTAAGGCGGCAGAAAAAGTTATCAATGATAGCAAGCCACCTCAAATTGAAGATAAGACATGGTTAGGAATGAGTCCTTATGATAAACAAGAATCTGTTCGTAAATATGCGGAATCACAACGCGAATCAGGACTTACTGAAGAAGAAAAGTCTCGTGAGCAAGCAAAATCAGCCTATGATCGTTTGCCATTATTAAGAAACATTCGAGAGACTGCGCTTGGATTTGGTGTTCCAAGTGTAAAAGATGCAAATGGTAAAATTATATCTGGCCAAGAACAGATGGCTGGCCTACTAAATTATTTTGGTGGAAACAATCCCATTGAAGTTATTGCTCGCGCAGCAGCGGATGGAAAGTTTGGTGATTTGTTGTCTGGAATTGATGCATATGCTCGTCAATCTGGGATGAGCCCAGAGGCAAGAGATAATTTTCAGAAACTCGTAAAAATGCTTAATGAAAATCAAATCAGTATGCGTGGTTCAACTTTGAATCCAACTGATGCATTTTCATCAATGCAAACAATGGCATCACCCAACATTGGTAATTCACAAAAAGCATTGGTAACTCTAGTTGATTTGATGGGGCATAGTGAAAAGCATGCTCAAGATCGTCATGGTTATATGGTCAACTCAGGTGTACCATCGCGTCAATTACGTCTTGATCCACAATATTTATCGTTAGAAAAAAAATATGCCGATCAACATTCAGATATTGCCAAGAGTGATCCTACTAAATCCACACCCTCTTGGTATAACCCACAACTGACGTCAATACCTACTACAGCGGTTAATGCAACACCTTCTGCCAAACCAACTGTTCGTCCATCATTACCACCTGGCTTCCATAGAGAAGGCAACAGAATCGTAAGGGATTAACATGGGAACCATCGCACAAGACTACAACAATCCAGGTAATTTGCGCCCACCTAAAGGCGTAACATATGATGGACAAATTGGTATTGGTGATCATGGCTTTGCTATTTTTGAAACGCCCGAGGCGGGCAAAACAGCATTGATAAATGATATTCAACATAAGGTTGAAAATGGTTTAAACACACCCGACTCATTTATTGACAAGTATTCACCTTCTGGCGATAACACCGATGAATCTCGTGATAATTACAAAATTCATTTAATGAAACAATTGGGGTTAAAAAGTAGTGATGAGCCTTTTCCAAAAGATTCACATGAAAAAATTGCTGATGCTATTGCGCATTTTGAAAGCGGTTTACCAAATGCTGAAACGCCACCAACTACAGTAGGTGAGGAGACAACAACCTCTTCACCTGATACTGTCAAATCATCAAATGAAACAGTTCAATCAACTCCATCACAAAAAATATCACCAATTGTCGGTGGTGCCATTGGTGCATCCGTAGGTGCTACTGCAGGGTCTGTTGCCTCAGTTGCTAAAGCTAAATACGATTTGGCTAAAAAAGGTCTGCAAATGGCGGGCGTTATCAATAAAAACCCAGTACCAACAACCATAACTTCACCGACAACATCAACCGCACAACCAAATATTACTGAGCCTATTCAAGGCGCAGAATTGACGGGCGAAACTCCTGGCGGTAAGTGGGGTGCAAAAACTGGATATGGCGTTGGTGAAGGTACTGTTGAAGATGCATCTACAGCGTATAAGAGAAGAGCAGGGCAAGGAAAAATCACAAGCAGATTATCTAAAACGTATGGCGTTAGAAAGCAAGGCGAAAGTCGCGATCTATTTCAACGCATGATTGATCGTAAGAATGCAAAAGAAGCTGCCGACTTGATTGCTGAAACACAAAAAGCGCAAGAGTTAGCACAGATCGCAGAGGCCGAAAAAATTGCACAAGCGTCAAAGTCATCGTCTCCTTTTTATGAGTATGCAAAAAAGCTTGCATCATATCCAGTCAAAGGACTAATCGGTGGATTGTCTCTGGGCGTTGGTGGCGTTGATGCATACAATAAATTCAAAGAAGGTCACCCTGATGAAGCTATTTCATCTGGATTGGGTGGCATTGCAGGAGCCATGGCATCACCACTTGCTTTACCTTATGTGGGTGCATCAGCACTGTATAACGCTGCAGGGGAGCGTATCCGACACTTACAACAACACCCCGAGGATTATCAATTGGATACCAACGAATATGATCCAATGGGTAATCGTCAACGGTGATCTTTTAAGAAAAAAAACACAAACCAAAATGTTGATGAATGCAATAACATTAAAATAATAAATATTGTAAGTACCATTTTTTCCTATCTTCTTTGCAGAAGCCATTTGCCCCCGACTCATCATCGGGGGCGTTTTTTTTATCCTCTCACCTCTTGAAGCTTCTCTCCAACAATCCTATTCAGATTGGAAACAATTCCAACACATGCATCCAACTCGTCCTTGCGGATCATTGGCTCGGCATACCTTACGAAAGCATTGGCCATGAGGACTAAGTCTTCTGCAAGGAAGTTGTAGTTCTCTTCTAGCATCACGGTGCGAAAGGCGTCACCGACTTGTTCTACGTTCAATTCCATTTCATACTCCAAAGTTATTTTTGATTTTCCAATAGTGAAGAAGGGTTTGGAACATTTCAAACCCACGCTTTAAATCGGCCTCAGTCCATTCCACGATGCGGATCAGGCCTGGGTGACTCACCGAGGCGAACACGTTGGCACAACGCGCATGGGGGATTCCTAGACCGTATCGGTATGCAGATAATTGCATGCACTGTTCGTCATACCCTTCGACCTTGTCGTCTTCACCGAACTCCTTAGTCTTGGCATCCAACACGATCCCCAATGGGGCTGTCTTATCTGGCATGCAATGAAGATCGACCTTACCACCGTACCCCATGTTGTCAGAGAATGATATCTCTGTCTTCCACGGTTGGAACGGATGAGTCCCAAAGTGCTCAAACACCTTCTCTTCAAAGGCTTTGGCAATCTCGACGTGCTCGACCTCCTTCTTTCCACCGTACCACTTCTCAATGGATTCGTGGACACGAGTACCACGCTCTGACGCCCTCTTCCCTGTCTCCTTAGAGTCTGCAACCACGCGAGCAATGAACGCTTGTTCTGTCTCGCCTTGGATGCGTGGGAGGGTGAGCGCTGCCAACAACATCTGCTCGTTCTTCCAGATTTCAAGGCCTGGCTTCGCAATGCTTTTCAGAATGGTACTGACCGAAGGTACTAGGTTCATTTTCCTAGCGTCTCCAAGCGTTGTAGGGCGATCTGAGCCGTTTTTAGCCTTCACTGTATATTGGGGTGCCCCATCCTCTGCACGATACCAATGAACGCTCTCTGCTGATCTTGCAATAATAGTAGTCATTTCAACCTCAATACTTCAATTGTTTTTTTATCTCTCTTAATGGCGGTCATGACCGATTTGTCACCCCACCGAGTAAAAGCACGAGCACAAATGTTTGATTGCAAGTCTCCACCATCGTACTCACCGAATGGAACTGCAATCAATTCACCGACTTGAAGGTTGTCCAATATCGGTGATACATACTCCTTGAAGCTTTGAACAAATTCTTTTTTGGGCTTCGTAGGAACATCAAGGGTGCCGTGCTTTACACCATCCAAGTCAATGATTGCAAAGCTAAAACCCATGCCACTTAACAGGGCAACGGTCTGATTCAATGCCTTCGTGTGGAGGGCTGACATCTTTGTCTTTACTTCAGTTAACGACAAATCAAGTGCATTTTGTTCAGTAGAAGTGGGGTGCAAAATCATGTTGTTCTCCTTAATACTTTTTAATTAAAATGGAATGTCATCATCTTCTTCAACGGTGGAAACAATTCCACTTGTCTCGGGCTTTTTCCCTTGAATCTTTGTCCACTCGGGTGATGCCATGATCTTTTCTTTGAGCTTGTCACTGAACGACTCAAACATTTCCATGTTGGGTGTTTCTAAGTTAAACATCTCAATTGAATTGACACCTTCGGGAAGTCCTGATTTCTTCATCATCTGTGGGACTGGGGTTACGGTGTCAATGTTGACGTAAGTCTTGCCGTCCTTGCCTGGTCGCTCAATCACGTTCAGCAAGCACCATGCGCCAAGAATCGTTTCCAAGTCAAAGCGTCTCATCTCCTCTTGGGTGAACGGCTTACCCCTCCAAGACTGAAGATCAAGCCTCAGATTGGCCTTCTCGCTCCACGATAGTGTGTAGTTCTTGAACATCGCAAAGGGGCGACCGTCACGCATACGAAGGGGTGTGCCATCGTCTTTGGTGGTATGGATTTCCCACCCAAGCATGATCTTGTGAAGGTACTTGACCTGACCCAAATACTCAGACTTCTGTGTTCCTAAATCAACAATTCTGTAACACCTTGACAAGTGCATACCAGAAGGACACGCCTCAAAAATACCGCCTTTTTCTTCAACAATAAAACCCATAATATTCTCCAATAATGAGATAACACGATCAAAGCGACCGCACATGAACTATAACATGAAATTAGATTAGACAACAACAAATTGTTAGATTACAATAAAAATGTTGGCGAAACGGTTTAGCTCCGTGGGTTCGTGTGAAATGTAAGAGTGTTGCTCAGTCCAACCCTGCTTCATGGGGGCGCCAACAAATTTAAGGACAACAAATGACATTGGAAGAGTATTTCATGACCGAGCCAAGGGGGTCAAAAGCGGAGATGGCACAGTATCTTGGCATATCTCCTACTTGGCTTGGACAGTTGCTGAGTGGGGTGCGTTTGGCATCTCCCAAGCTTGCTGTGGCGATTGAGAAGGCAACACAAGGATTGGTGACTCGTGCAGAGTTGCGTCCTGATTTGTTTTTGTGATATAGTTTTTCAACAACGCTTGGCGGCGTTTCTTTGGGTGAACCGAGGTCGGGATTCTGCTACTACCCAGTAGTCCGCCAACATCGAAAGATGAGAGTCCCGTCCTCGGTTTTTTTATGGAGAACGTTATGACAGTGAAATCGGTCAATTTAAAAGACATTCGGATTGATGGAGGCACTCAATTCCGAGAAGAAGTCGATCAAAATTTGGTCAAAGAGTACAAAGATTCAATGCTTGGTGGGAATGAATTCCCTCTGATAAAGACCACCTTTGACGGATCAAATTATTGGTTGTGGGATGGATTCCATCGTTACTTTGCCATGGAGTCAATGGGGCTCAAGCAAGTTGACGTGGACTATAAGCCAGGCTCTCAAGAGGATGCGCAAGACTACGCATTGGGTGCCAATGGAAAGCATGGTAAGCGTCCAAGCACTACTACGAAACGCAATAAAGTTGAAACGGCTCTTAGCACTGAGCGTCACAAGGATAAGTCTGACCGTGAGATTGCCAAGCTTTGCGAAGTAAGCCATCCATTCGTGGCGTCAATTCGCAATGAGAAGGTCAAAGAACAACAAAAAACGAATCAAAAAAACCATAAAGAAAAAGTCAAGAGTGGAAACAATTCCACTTCCGAGGGTGGAAACAATTCCACTTCTGTTGAAAATACACCTTCAATGACTCAAGACTTTTCACCTTCTGTGGAGGAGTTAGAGGCCAATGAGATGGCCATGCAAGCAGACATTCAAGCAATGAATAAGCTCTTAGAGTCTGACGATGCGCTTGCAACTGCACATGCAGAGATCAAGAAGCTCAATTCTGAATATGCCATGCTTGAGAGCAGATTCAATGCCTTGATGAGAGAGAAGGACAAAGCCGTCAGCCTCTTAGAAAAAGCCCAACGTGAACTCGACAAATTAAAAAGAGCCAAAAAATGAATCAAATCCTAGCTCCAAGTGAGAGTGATGATGGAACAAACTTTCCAACCCCAAGACCCTTCCAGACCAACGCCCATGAAGCGTTGCGTCAAGGTTTCCGTGATGGCCACAAGAACCAAGTGATCATGGCACCAACGGGGGCGGGCAAGACTTACCTCGGCATGCGCATCTGCAACGAGGCCATGCAACGTGGTAAACGTGCTGTTTTCCTCTGTGATCGCACCACCTTGATCAACCAAACGTCTGATGTGGCTGACAAGTATGGTTTAAAAGACCATGCAATCATCCAAGCCCAACATTGGAGGCGTGATCCCGAGGCTTTACTTCAGATCGCATCGGTACAGACCGTGGCCAAGCGTGGGTTCTGGCCAAAGCTCGATGTCCTCGTTGTTGATGAGTGTCATACCTTGTACAAAGCGTGGACTCAGTATGCACTAGAGACAAAGTCAGCCATCATCGGTCTGTCTGCTACACCGTTCTCGACTGGCATGGGGAAGATATTCACAAACCTCATAAACGCCACCACAATGCACGAACTGACCAAGTCAGGGGTGTTAGTACCCATGAGGGTATTTTCTTGCACCAAGCCCGATATGGTGGGTGCTGAGACGAAGGGGGGCGAGTGGACGGATAAAGCCGCAGAAGAGCGTGGGATGAAGATCATCGGTGACGTTGTAAAAGAGTGGCAACGTTTTGCCGACAATCGCAAGACCATTGTTTTTGGGGCGACCATTGCTCACTGTAAGGAGATTGCTCGTCAATTCATTGATGAGGGCGTGATGGCGTCAGTCTTCACCTCGGAGACCACCGCCAAAGAGCGCGAGATGCTCCTCAAAGAGTACAGAAAGCCCAATAGCCACCTCAAGGTGTTGATCAGCGTGGAGGCGCTTGCAAAGGGTTTTGACGTGCCTGACGTGGGTTGTGTGTGTGATGCTCGACCTCTAAGGAAGTCGCTCTCTACGGCCATCCAGATGTGGGGGCGTGGGCTTAGATCGGCTGAGGGTAAAGAGGATTGCTATCTTCTGGACTTCAGTGGAAATATTATCCGATTTGCTGAGGACTATTCTGAGATTTTTTTTAATGGCTTGGATGCCTTGGACGAGGGGGAGAAGCTCGACAAGAAGATCAGAAAGGATGAGGACTATGAGATTAAAGGATGTCCTCGTTGTGGGTACAAGCCCTTTGCGAAGAGATGTATGGGGTGTGGGTACGAAAAGGTGAGTCAGGTGGTCACGAGCGCGTTGCCTGGCCACATGCGTGAGATCTTCATCGGTGAGGGTAGTAACAGAAAGAAGCTTGCCAACAATGCACAAGACTTGTGGAATCAAGTGTCTACCTATGCTAGACACCACTCTGCGCCCGAAAAACAATCTGGTCGTGCTTGGCACCTATTCAAGAAGATCACGGGGCAAGAGCCCATGTGGAAGTTCTCCACGGCTCCAAATGTAGAGATCACTCGAAACGTGATCAACAAAATAACTCAATTGAACATGGCTTGGAAAAAGGGGATGCAAAAATGACAATCGAACAAGTATTAAAACAACGTGAAGAGATGATCAAGCGTCGGATCAATCGAGATCCCACCCTTCGTGATCGTGTGAGATTGTCAGAGTTGCGCCTCGTTCAAAAGTTGATCAAGAGGATTACGGAGGCGACAAAGTATGAGCTTCATTAATTTTGCACGAGCACATGGGGTCGAAATTGATCCCAACAGGTTGTACGCCTCTGAAAGAATCAAGAGATGTGGGACAGTTGAGAAGCCAAAGTCCTTGAATGGTGCCTACTTCTGGGACGGTCAGCGTGGATGGGTCTTTGATTGGTCAGGAGAGGCTAGGACGACGTGGTATGAGGATCCCCATGCCAAGCCTTGGACTGACGAAGAAAAACGTCAGTGGGCTTTAAAACGCCAATCAGCCAACACTTTGAAGGATGCTTCTTACGACAATGCATCGAAGGTTGCCGAAAGTATTTTGGCCATGGCTGAACTCAAGGAACACAACTATCTTCACATCAAGGGATTCCCTGAAGAGAAAGGGTTCGTTGTGGAGGACAAGCTATTGATCCCAATGAGAAACGTTGTCACAAATAAACTACAGGGCTATCAAGAGATCAAGTGGAATGAGCCTGAGCGCAAGTATGAGAAGAAGATGCAATATGGCATGAGGGCTAAGAATGCCGTGTACCGATTTGGCTCTAAAACGTCCGAGGAGACGTGGTTGGTCGAAGGGTATGCCACAGGCTTATCACTACACCATGCGCTTCGTAGCATGGGTTCTGATGCGTCTGTAGTGGTTTGTTTCTCAGCCAACAATCTCGTATCGGTGGCCGACCAAATCAAAGGTCAACGCTACGTCTTTGCTGACCATGATGAAAGCAAGACTGGGGAGAGGTCAGCACAGCAAACAGGGCTACCGTGGACAATGGCGGATGAGGTTGGACACGATGCCAATGATCTGCACATGAGTGGTGGTCTATTTGCGCTTGTTGGAAAAATTATGGAATTACGCAGAAAGGTCTTGACAAGCGTTAGTGCTTGATTGATATAATCCATACAAATGCTAGGCGTGAGAACCAAGCATGAAAGCCGTTAAGTCAAACTCCAACCCCTTATGGGGTGCTGTACTGTAAAAAGTATTGGTTCTCACTGGGGTTTGTCTTAACGGCTTTTTTGTTTTCTCACTCTTTGCTATGTCTCAAAAGTCTATCGGGTTTTGAGTTGGCATGAGGGAAGCGTTGAGGAAAGTCCGCAGTCCACCAACTCTACAACGTTCTGATTTGAGACGAGAGCGCACAGAAGATGCAAGCGCAAACAGGGGTCTTCCTGAATCGTCCGAGGTTTCAATACATCGGGTGGCGGTACAGGATCAGGGGCTGTGCAAGACGACGCATGGGTCGGAAAGTCCTGAAGGTTGGTCACCACGCTGTGAGCCAACTCCCATAACTACACTCAGTGGCTCCACATACTGATATGGGAAATGCCGAATGCTACTAAGGTGGCTGAAGGCAGTTCTTCGCCCATTCAAGCCTAGTCTCACCAAACCTGAGCAATTTTCTGAAGAAATGATGGAATACTTTTACAACAAGTCAAAAAAGAAAACAGTAGCACACTTATGGTTGGGTATTGACACAGCTTGCACAATGTTCAGTACGGGAGGACTGATCGTATCCAAAAAAGAAACTGTGATTAAAAAAGAAATTCATAATGACTCAAATGGAAAAAGAATTTGTTTGATGTGTCAGATTAACTTCAAGAAATTAAATTTAGCTTAACCGCCATATTTTTTTCTTTTTTTACTCAAACTTTATGTTAGACTTACCAAAGGAGAATGACATGACTAAAGATGAAATCATTGAAATGGCTAAACAAGCGGGTTTTGAAGAACATCAAGCAAAATTTGATACACGCTTTGAACCCTTTGCCAGACTGGTAGCAGAGCATGTATACGCAAAGTATTTGGAACTGCCTGAATCTAAACAGTCAGGCACGATCTCAATAACTACACCCATCGGCTACCTTTGTGAAAACGCAGTGGGGCATAAATACTTTAGGTGGAAAAAGCCAACAAGTACTTATAAGCCTATTGCTCTCTACACTGCCCCACCACAACGCATGGCAAAGCGCATTGAGGATTTAGAAGTAATGCTGGAGCGCCAAACAGCCCGCATCGTTGACTTACAGACACACATTGAAAACTTTGATGGAGAAGACAGATGACTAAAGACGAAGCATTGACGCAACTGCGTGAGGTGCATGCAATCCAAGGCCGTGACGGTTGTTGGGATATAGACGACTACATGCTTGGCCTTTACAACGGATTGGAGTTGGCACTGTCTATCGTGGAGAACCGAGAGTGTAGATACAAACAACGACCCAAGTCACAGCCAGAGCAAGAGTTTGTGGCGTGGGAACAGTTTTATCCTGACATCGGTAAACCACAACTTACCTACCCACCACAAGGAATCTATTACACCCCACCACAGCGCAAGCCGCAATATGACAAAACAAAAATGAATTGCTTTGTGCAAGATTTGTACGACAAGAAAATGCTAGAGGGGAAGCATGGTCATTACGAAACCATGTTTCATGTTGTTCATCA